GCTGGCATATTTAATTTCTTTAGTTATATTTATACAAGTTTTTAAAACTCATTATATTTATACTCATTATGGTATGGTTGTAATAGTAATTTCAGCAGGCATAGTCAATTTAGTTTTAACTAATCTACCTTGATCTGTAGAAATAAACAATAAAGTATTGTCTATACCATCCAAAGATGATCTTGTTCCAAAGGTTACGTTTGCATTTAATTCAGCAATTGAATAGTTTGTTCCTGATAGTTTAAATGTCTTTAATGCTTCTCTATTAATAGTTCCATAACGTGGTCCAGCATACGCAAACCCCGTAGCAATAGTAACACCACTAAATGTTTCTCTCATACGTGATAGATAATCAATTTTTATAGGAACTCTTAACAGAGTAACATCTCTTGTAGATGAACTAAAAGGTGAGATTGTAGACGTATCAAAATCGACAGATGACGCTACATTAGGTGTTAATCTTAAACTTGTACCATCATCTATTGTACCTAATCTTCTTCCTACGACTGTAGAAAATAATGTATTAACAATTGATAAGAAAGGATCTTCTAAAATTCCTGAAACATTACCTAATACAGGAGTAGAAATACGAGCATTTAATCTTGTTTCTATATTAACTTGTCCTTGAAAATAAAAACCAGATGTGTGCATTGTTTTTTTGAAATCATCTCGCCAGTCAGCAATAGAACGTGCAACTTTTATAACATACGAAAAATCTTGATATAATAAACTATCTTGTATTTTAATTGTACTTTCAGAAACAAATCCATCTTCATTTATAAATCGTCCATCTGTGTCCGCAATAGCACCAATAGTTAAAGTGGCAGTAGCTGCATCTAATTTTTTAATAGTTGCTGAACCTGAAGAACTTGTAATAATGGAATTCAAATTAATTGTTCCTGAATTATTTTTTAAAACTAATAAACCAGTAGATGAATTATAACTTACAATAGTAGCAGTTACTCCTCCTGTAATTGAAACACTGCTGCCGGCTACAAACGTTCCTGTAACTCCTGTTACTATACAATTTTTAAATAAATTAACTGTAGGTGGGGTAGGTGGCAATTGATGATTAATACCTAATTCTACTATATTCAAATCCAATACTCTACCTATTTGATCACCAAAAGATTTTAATATAGCACCTGTTCCCGATGATGTAACTGAAATAGTTGGTAAAGAAATATAACCTGAACCTTTGTTATATAAAAATATATCTGTAATATCGCCTAAATCTGTACCTGATTCTTGTATTATTTTATTTCCAAAATATGTATCATCTTGTGTAGTGGCTTCTTCTAATACAATATGATCTTCTGTTGAACTAGAACTTTCTTCTAAAGTTATACCTCCATTGACAACAGAAATAAATCCTGCAACTCCAGCTCCATTTGTTCCTGTATTTGTAAAAACTAAATCATCACCTATCGAATATCCTGTGCCTCCATTATCTATAATAATCTCATCAATACCTCCTTCACCTATTGTTTTAGTTTGAATAATAATTCCTTCTCCGCCTCCTAAGATAGTAGCAGGCTCAGCTATTGTATGTAATGACCCTGCATTTGTAATAATTTTTGAAGTTGGTATACCTGATACTGTAGCTTTAATTAAAATATCATCATCATCATTTGATGTTCCTCGTATTTCTTCTCCTACTATAAATGTTCCTAAAATACTATCCGAATTTAAAATAAATTCTGAAACTGATGAAGATCCGATTAAAAATGTTGTTATGCTTTCAACAATAGCTGTTGCATTAGAAGTTTGTCCTGTAATTGTTCTTCCTACTAAATTAATAGTATTATCAGAGGTATTAGTTACTCTTAAAACTTTGTTTGTGGTAAATTTGCCGTCCGACACACGTAACATTTGTTCACGTGGATAAAATGTTTCAGATACTTCATTAAACAATAATCTAAAAAAAGTTTCGTGTCCTTTTTGTGTACCTTTAGTTTGATATAAAGATTTGATATTTTTTATTAATTTTCTTTTATCAACATTAGTATTTAAATTTTCAGGTAATGTAGTTAGAAATTCATTTCTAAATTGATATAAAAAATTTGATATTGTTTTATCAGGATCTCTAAAGTTTAATAACTCTTGTATATTATTTACAGGATTAGGTCTATAATTATTTACTATAGCACTTGCATTAGAAGATAATCCTAAAATAGTTTCGCCTATTATAAATTTATCTTGTGCTACAATAAACAATCTGTTGTTATTTAAATCTTCTGTAAATACTGTTGAAGTAGCTTTTGAAGTTTGTCCTTGTATAATTTCTCCTCTTGTAAATTTACCAAAAGTAGAAGTTTCTAAAAGTATTTTATCTCCCTCATCTAAAGGAGTAATATCTGAATCTATACGAGAACCGTCTAATAATAACTTATTGTCTTGACCTGTTTCTGTTTCTAAAGTTATACCATCAGTTGTTTGAACAGAAGTTACCGATAATTCGGCAGCTTCCATAAACATGTAATACGTTTTTAAAAATTGTAAAAATTTAGGATGATCATCAAGTACAAAATCAGGTACTTGTGAACCTATAAGACTTGAAAGTTTGTCTTTAAATGTAGCCATATCAATTAATAGCTAGTTGCTGTTGAATAACCTATACCTGCGTCTGCTGAACCTCCTACAAAAGTATCTGGTTCAACTGTAACTGAAGAATTTGCCACATCAATTTCTACTATCTGATCTCTCACTGGAATTATATCATTTGAATTTGGTTTAACAGTTAATTCAATTACAGTAGAAACATCGCCTCTAATATTTTCAACATTTGTAATATTTAAAGATGTTAATGTAATTTGTCCTGTTGTATAATTAATCGTACCTTGTGTATTGTTTGCGTAAGTTCTTACACCACCCACCAATCTGTATCGTCTTACATTTCCTCTAACCGAACCATCAGGATAAACTGTTTGTAAACCATCATCATCTAAGAAAAATATATTTGTAGTATCTCCACTTATTTTAAATCCTGTTGATTCTAAAACTCCTCCATTTACTGCATTATAACCTGATACAGGATTGTATATTTTATTTCTAAAGTAAATATCATATCGTGTTGAAGAATTTAAAGTAGGTTTAAAAGTTTTTCTAATTTTAATTGTTGTTATATTTGAAACAATACTTGTATCTGTATCATCAATTAAACCAATTACTTTAGAATATCTAAAAATTCCATCAAATCTTTGTAATGTATCTGTATTATAATTTGTAAGAGTTGATAATACATTTGATTTTAAAGTATCGTCTGATTTAGTAGTTAATCTTGAATCATATTTAACTGTACTTGTAATTAATACAGAAGTTGTTTCTGGATCTACAATTACTGGTCTTACTGAAGCCACGTTATAAGATTTTAATGCTGTAATTATATTTTGTTTCGTAGAATTTGTTAGTGTTGATCCGCTGGCTGCTTTAATAGCAATTTTAACTGTACCGTAAACAGGAGTTTCATCATTTTCACCACCCCAAACACTAACTGATAAAGCATTTGGATAAATTGATCTTACAATAGTTTCATAATCAGAAGTTGTAACGGCACGATTTTGAGCTGAGTAACTTAGTGGTGCATTAAAACGAATTGACTCTTTTGATTCAGCAGCAGAACCACCTTGTGATGCTGAATTTGTGGTAATTGTTACATCGGAAAAACCACCTATTGTTGTACCTAAAGAAAATGTAGAAGCCCCGTTTGACTCATCTCTATTTGTAACAACATATTCTAATATTACTATATTACCATCTTGTAAAGCTGCACCCAATACTCCATCTCCAAAATAAACTTCAAATTTGCCATCTTCTATTTCTTGTAAAAAATAAACCTTTGAAGTGTCTGTTACATTATTATAACCACCTGCTAATGAGTAAATATTTGTTGTAGTATTAGTAGAACTTGTTTGTACAGAAACTTTTAATGTTCTTGTATCTGCATTTGCACTTTGAATTATAAATTTTTGGTCAGGATCGTTTACATCTACTGTGTATCTAAATGTAGTTAAAGTTCCTTCATAAATTTCTACATTTGAAAAAAGAAATACACCATTTGTTGGTGTAATTGTGTAATCTTCGTTTGTTACGTATTGATATGACACACCATTTACACTTGTTGTAAAAACTGTTCCTTTATTAAATGTTAAAGTTGAACCTGTAGCATCATTAACTTCAATATTTAAACTGGCCACTGGCGATCTTACAGAAGATGGTGTGTAATTTAACATTTTAGCAATTGATACAATATTTTTTCTTATATCAGCGCTGTCTAAGTATATTTCATTTGCTAACATATTAGCATTGAAACCTAGATAATGAGTATTGTAAGCAAGTATATCTAAAAGAATGGCAAAACCAGAACCTTCAAAATTATAATCTTGAAATTCTGACTGGCTTTGTAAAAATGTTTTTAAATTAGCTTTGACCGCATCAAAATCAAAATCTGATACTTCTAATTTATTACTTGCCATATTATCTTAGTCTTTCTAAAAATGTTTGTACTGTAACCAATTCAGTAGAACCAATAACATAAAAATAAATGCTTAAATCATATGAATTTCTATCAATATCAGGTCTTGCTGATACTTGAACCAATTTAATTCTCGGTTCAAAATTTTGTAACACCTCATGTACTTTTCTTTGTAAATTCA